GCCGTCATGATCCAGCCGGCGCCGATCTGCAGCGAGTTCTCGATCTGCACATTGGCCACGTGCAGCTTCCCGTCGCCGCTGTTGAACCAGCCGGCTTTATAACCATTGATCCAAAACTGCCAGCCGGTGCTCGTGTACAAGCCCAGCGTCTGTCCCGGTGCCAGGCAGTAATATACGAGGCCGTTTTCTTCGACCGTCTGCCCGGTGAGCTCCAGCTCCTCGCTGATCGCAATACCGAGCACCTGCTGATGCGTCTCCGGATCCTCAATGACGCCGCGGCGGATCTGTCCGTTGATCATCGTTACCGCGCTCTCCAGGTCCTCCAGATCTCCGCCGAGCGCCTCGATCAGCTCCGTGTAATGGTAGCTTTCCACGGTCCCTCTGGCCGTTTCCTCGATGATTCTCTGGATCGTCTCCGTGTATTCGCCGAACTCACTCTTGGCAATATACACGCTGTTGAGTTCCGTTACGATTTGATCGACGTACTGATAAACGTCGTCAGCCGTCTTGAGGATCAGCGCCTTGAGCGCCGCGATCCTGTTCTTCGCCTTTTCCAGGCTGCCTGCCGCTTCGTTTTTGTACGCCTCGCGGACGCTCGCCTCCGTGATCTGACGGATCACATCCGGAGAGCTGGCCGCTCTGATGTCCCGGACCATGCGGGCCAGGTAGTCCCGCAGCTGCACCGTCTGCTCCGCCGGCGTCCCTCGCAGGATCGGCGGCTGCTCATAGATGTTATTTATCGGAACCCACCTCCAGGATCCGCGTGATACTGAACACGCGCACATTCCCCTGTCCCGCAATCTTCATCTGCATATGGTCGCAGCGTCTCGGCCGGATCGGCAGCGTCACCGTGCCGGTCTGCGCGCGGCGCAGCGTGCCGCAATTGTGCCACACGCCGTCGCTGTCGTACTGCAGATACACGCTGAAGCTGGCCCCGCTCTCCATCATCAGGCGGATATTGAAGCGGCTGATGTACTTCCTGTCCGGGTACTCGTAGTACTGGATCCCGCTCACTGCCTGCCACGATACCGTGTCCTCGGACGTCCCGGTCGTGCCGTTGATGGCAAGCAGCTTTTTGCTCGCTGCGTCGATGCAGTAGATCTCGTCGTCCACCTTGGCAAAGCAAAGCGCGTGCAGCGCGTCCTCTCTCAGCCAGATGCCCCGGGAGATATCGTAAACGAACAGATGCCAGGCGTTGTTTCCGTCGCGCATGGAGATATAATACCGTCCGCCGAAGGAGCCGGCGGCCGCCTCGTAGTATTTCTCGTCGCCCAGCGCTTCGCTGACCGACTGCGGAAAGCCTCCCTGCCAGGCGCACACGTCCACCCTGCTCTTGTAGTACAGCGTTTCGTTGACCACCTGGATGCTGCGCCAGGAGTTCTTCTGCACACCGCGGCAGATCGTCTCGTCGATCTGGTGCGCGCCGGCGGAGCTCACCGTCACCATGTGGATCACGTTCTCCTTGAAGAACACCGGGTGCCCGAGGTAGTTGGCCGCGCCGGTCCATACACCGTCGGAGCCGACCGAAGCCGCCCAGCTGTCTGTGCTGAGTCCCTGATACTGGCGCCAGTTCTTGAAATCGCCGAGCGCGCAGCAGTAGATCTCGTTCAGGTTTTTTCCGTCGCCGTCGAGGCCATAGTAGCAGCCCCACAGTCTGTTCTGGCATTCGCAGACGTAATCCAGGTTTGGGATTTTCCGCTGGATCGTGATGCTCCCGGTCTCCTGCGTCATGGCCGTCTCCAGCAGCCCCACGATCACGATGTAGTCGTAAGCTGTCTCGCTCTCGCCGCCGAGCGCATAGATCACCTTGTCGCCGTTGGCGTCGTCAAAAGCGGCGCCGGAGATGCTTACGCCGTCGTACTCCTTGAACAGGTTCGGGATTGTCCCCTGGCTGGTGAAGGTCAGCTTGGTGTACATCATCGGGATCTCCACCCAGCCGCCCGTGCTGGTGCTCCACTCCATGGCGACGGGCGTCCCGCTCGTGTCGATCCAGACGTCGCAGGAGCCGTGCTCCGGTTCGCTGTCGCTGCTGATCACGTTGTCGTAGGTGCTGCCGTCGCTGCGGCACGCGCTGAAGCTGATGCTCCCTGTCGTGCTGTAGCTCGCCTCCATAGAGCCGAGGTCGTTTCCGTTTGCGGTGTTATAGTATACCTTATCCGGCCAGATACAGAGGAAGGCGCCCATGCTGACCATCTGCTTTTCCCCGGCGCTCAGGTCGGTGAGGCCCGTCGGCTGCCCGTTGTAGTACAGCGTCCCGTTGTCCACATAGGCCAGCGCGTCCTTTTCCAGCAGTCCGCCCGGCGCGATCAGCGTCCCCACGACGCCTCTCTTGCCCCGGTTGGCCAGCATCGGATAGTGTGCAGAGCTCATATTCTCGGTGAAGCTCCACTCTCCGTCTCCGATCTTAATTGCGTTCCGGATGCCCTGGAAAACGTCGGTGCTGATCCGCGCCGTGCTCTTGACGCCGATCGATGGCAATCCCCTCATGCGCTCACCTCAAAACCAGAACCGGGGCCCGCTGATCGGCCGGTGCGTCCGGTTGTACCAATCCTGATACTGTTTCAGCGCGTCGTTATACAGCACGCGCAGCTGCTCAAACTTTGCGCTTTCTGCGTTCTGTGCCGCGATCATCGCCTGCAGGTACCAGGAATAGAGATCCTCCGCATAAGGGAACGGGACAAGCAGCTCGCAGCTCGTGTCCTCATAGACGCTGAAGTTTTCTCTGACGGGATCCTGGTGCGTCCGGATGATCTCCTCAAAGATCTTTCCGTCCAGGCCTGTCAGCCAGCGGATCTTCTGCTCCTCGCTGTATTGGTTCGGCGCCAGCTCGTCCACGCGGTTGATGACGTCTCCGATTGTCATGTCTTCACTTCCTCCTTATGCTTTGCGAGGGGCCCTTTCAAAAGGCCCCTCCCGCTCACTTGCTGTTCTCCTGCGCCTGGCGGATCATTTCCTCCTTGCGGCGGTACATCAGATCCTTCGCAGCCTGGCTTCTCCTGACCTCCTCGGCCACCTCCGGCTTGACCCTCACGCGGATCCCCTTCGGGATCACGGTGTTCACGCCGTTAATGCCGATCACGAGCTGCTCTTCCTCTCCGGTCCCGGAGCGCGGGATATAGATTTCTTCCAGGCCGTCGTCGACGACGTCCTTTTTGTTATTCGCCATGATGGCTCCTTTCTTTTTCATAGGGAGGACTCCGGACCGGAACCCTCCCCGTTTTGCTTAGTTGGCCTCGTCGGTGTCGGAGTAGCTGCTCGTGCTCATCACGCGCAGCAGGCGTTCCTCGTAGAGGATCGTCGCGCCGTTCGACTCGAACTTGTAGCCCACGGTGCTGAACTGATTCAGCGGGCCGCCGGCCTGCTCGCGGCTCTTCACGATCATCTCCATGCCGCCGGCCTCCGGATCGATGATGCCGAAGCTGTCGGCGCCGAAGACGTAGGTCGCGTAGGCGGCGACGTCGTCCGCACCGAAGTCGGCGGGATAGATCACCGTGTTGTCGGCGATGCTGCCGAAGTTGGTGGAGGCGAAGCTGATGCTGTTGGCGGTGTTGCCGGTCACCTTGGCCACGACGCCGTTGATGGAAATATAGTGATCCTTCAGCGCGTCGTTCGCCACCGTGCCGCCGTCAAATGCGACGCTGGTGATGGCGCCGGTGTAGCCGCTCTGGTAGTTGATCAGCAGGGTTCTGCCCGCAGCGTGCAGGGGCGCAGCCTTGAACACGGGCGCGTTCTCGCTCGAAATGAAGCGGATGCCGTGCAGCTCGCCGATCTCGTCCTTGTAGATCTCTTCCGGCTGCGCGTACATGTGGGCCTCGCGCCAGCCCTGGCATCTGCGGAGATCTTCCTCCACAGAGGGATGGATCACGGCGACGTACCAGCCGTTGATCGTGGGCGCCTTGTTCTTGCGCATGATCGTGCGCATCTTCAGGACCATGCTGTCGGTCATGCGGCAGCTGTAGCTGGCGTTGTCGACGAGGTCGGACTGCTTGCTGACCTTGGTCGCGGCGCCGTTGGCGGCGGCGATCTTGTCGCAGTAGAGGACGTTCGTCCCGGCGAACAGCGCGTCGCGGATCAGCTCCTCCTGCGTGCGGGCGCCGGAAGCGCCCATCTCCTCGGTGGCCACCATGATGATCGGGTCGTAGCCCCTCAGCTCCAGGCGGTCGCTGATCGACGTGTACGTACCGAACTGATCGATGCTGCCCGTGATCGTCACGAGGCCCATCTTCTGGCCGGTGGGGATCACGCCTTCGACCAGCTGCGTCGCCTTCTTGAAGGTGTTGAACTTGCGCCATTCGACATTCTTGCCGTGGTTCTTCGGCAGCGGCTGTCTCTTGGCGAACTGCGCATAGACCAGTTTGTCGCGCGCGTGCTCCAGGAGGGCGGTGTCATAGAAGGTCTTCATCTCCGGACTCAGCGTGTCCGGAGGGCTGAAGCTCTGCGCCTGCGAGGGATCGTAGGCATTCGCGTAATTAACGCTGGTGTTGACCAGCGTGCCCGCGTCCGCGAAGAACTGCAGGCCAAGGATCATGTTTCTCATATGTTGCTCCCTTCCGCCGGGGAGCTCGGCCCCGGCTATCTGATGTAGTATGTTTCTCCCCGGGCGATGGCGGCCTCTGCCTCCTTCTTGACGGCTGCGATGCTCGCCTTGTCCCATTTGGTCCGGCTGAGCCCGCCCGTGCTGGCAGCC